GGTTATAGTGGACTAAGTAAATTGTCTATCAACGAATTACAGGAAAGAAAGAATGCTAATCTCTAAAACTGATAAGAATACTGTCTATACATTTAAGACTGTCACTGGCGAAGAAATTATTAGTCGTGTTAGTGAAGAAAATGCAACTACCTATACGCTGCTAAAGCCACTAGTTATGATTGCCACACCAAATGGTGGTTTTGGATTAGCACCGGCAATCTTTAGCATTGCACCTAGCGATCCTGTAGTGTTAAATAAGAGAGCAGTTGCGCTTACTGGCAAAACAGAAAGCGACATCGCCACTCAGTATCTGCAAAAGACAACAGGACTGACATTGGCTACTGCCTAAAGGGAGAGTCGATCAATGCCTATTCCAACTAAAATGGGAACTGTAAATACTGGTGGCGGATATGCATTTGCTGGTGATTTTACCGTTCTAATCAATGGACGTTATGCTAATCGTATTGGTGACTTTGTAACAGGTCACCCTGGTTTTGATCCACGTCATCCTCATCCACCAAATCCAATCGTTAATGGCAGTAAAGATGTACTAGTAGGAAATCGTCCACTGGGATATCTTGGGGTATTTGATGCATGTAAGCACGTAATGTTACCGTTTGAAGCAGATGTATTGACGAGTCCATAATGCCATTAAGTAGTTACGCAACTGGAACAGGAACAATTACTGCTAGTACTGCAACTAATGCGGTAAGTGGTAGCAGTACTACATTTTTAACACAATTTAAACCAGGCAGTGTTATTGGAAATGCCACTGGTGTCTATGTTGGTCATGTTGTTAATATTGCCAGTAACACAAGTTTAACGCTGCGAACTACAGCAAATGTTAACATTGGTGCTACTACTTTTAAATATGCTGCATGGTATCCAAATGCCACAGTCTATAATTATAATACAGTTGGAAATATTACCGCATACACTGCAAATAATAAAGTAACTGGTATTGGTACTACATTTGGATTAACTCATAATTATGGCGATAAATTATATTTTTCAAATGCTTCTATAAATGGCGCAAACACTTATATTGGCGCAGTTGAAATGGTAGTTAGCGATACCTTATTATATTTGGGTGCTAATGCTTCTGCAAACGTAAGCAACCTTCAATATTTTCGCAGTGACTACGTAAGTGTTCAAAATAGTGGCACGTATGGACCTGGTCGTGCATTAGATGAGCCAAACGTTATTGTTGGATTATCAAAAATTAATAGTAGTTTATACAATTGGACTATCAGTGGATTAATTCCAAACGTTAGTGTTGTAAACAGTTATCATCCGCCAATTCGTGATAGTGTAACTGGCGTATTAATTAACCTGCCTGCAAGCATTTATACAAATACTGGTAATAGTAATGTAGGCATCCTTAATCAATATGTGCATGGCATAAATTATCAGGCGACTGGAACAGATTATGTTATTAAAGCGTTTGATACTGAAAACAATGCATTTGGTACAGATATAAACAATGTTCAAAATAGTTTATATAATGTTGATATACTGCGCAATATTGTAAAACTCAATAATCAAAGTGCATATAGCGATGCTATCGCGCAGTTTTCAGGTGGAACAAGCAGTGATAGTTTTGCAAAATTAATTGGTGCTAATGTTCCTCGTGTAACAGATAATTTTATAGATGCTAAAAGTTATTTTAGTGAAATTGGAAAAACTAGTGCGCTACAGGGAAGTGGAGAAAATTTAGGTTCAAACCAAGACACTACACTTCGTAAAGGTGCAATTAAACTTAAAAAATTGATACCAACTGGTGCGCCAATTGCTATACCTGGTTTGTTAAATGCCGTTGCAGATACATATGAACCAAGTAATACTGCGTGGGTAACCCCACAATATAAACCAACGAATGTGAAGTAACGCCATGCCTGTATTAAAAGACCCTGCACTCGCCGCTAGTTTTATTGCCCCACATGAAGGTTTTCGTTCTACGCCATATTGGGATGTTAATGGATGGGCAATTGGATATGGTAGTCATTATAACGCCGATGGTAGTCCTGTTCAACCTAATCAAACAATCGATCAGGCTGGTGCACAGTCATTGACGCAATACCAAATTGAGACTGTATATGGTCCTGCAATAGCAAACCGTATTGGCGAACCTGCATGGAGTAACTTGACACCTGCAGAACAAGCAAGTGCAATTGATTTAGCATATAATTATGGTCCAAGTAGTCGTTGTTTAAGTGACGTAACTGCGGCTTATCAAAGTGGTGACAAGGATGCAATTAATAATGCTACTAGTCAGTTAAGTGCAAATCCTGCTCGCAACGCAGATCGCGTTGCTCTTAATAATGGCACATATACTGGCAAAACAAGTACAGGCGGTCCTGCAACTGTTGGAAATTCTAAAAACGCAAATGCTGCGGGTAGCGGAGCAGGTTGCGCTGGCGCTGGATTAGGAATACTTGGAGCGATTGCTGGTGGAGGATTGCTTGCTGGTTTAGGTGCTGGAATTAGTGGTGCGCTCGGTGGCGCATTGAGTGCACTTGGTGGAACAGCATTGACAGGTGCACTGGGTAATATCATGGGTGCAGCAACTGGTGCGCTTGGTGGAATAAGCGGTGCATTGAGTGGTGCATTAGGTGGCGTTACTGGAGCACTAACAGGCGGCATAAGCACTGCATTAAATACAATGACAGGTGGTGCTTTTCAAGCACTGAGCAGCATGGGTGCTGGCATTCTTCCAAGTTTAACTGGAGTACTGCCTTCTAGTATCACTGGTGCTCTCGGCGGCGCATTGGGAGGCGCAGTTAATGGGGCAGTTGGTGGTTTACTAGGACCAATTACAGGTGTGTTACAAAATCCACTTGGGTTACCAAATGCAGTACAGATGTTTGCTGCCAATGGCGGTTTACAGGGTGTAATTAATAGAGTTGCATCAAATATGGTTGGGAATGCAGTTGGTGGTGGATTAACTGGTTTTATTAATAACATGGGTATGGCACAAGCATATAGTGGCGTTGCAAACAATGTTATTGGCGCAGCAGGTGAAGCAGCAGCATTATCGTTTGGAAGTTCATTACCAGGTGGGCTTGGCGCAAATTTCCGTAATAATAATGATGTTATGAGTTTTGGTATGACTGCACTGAGTAGAAATCTGCCAGGTGCCTCAAGTGACATGTTAAATTGTGGCAATTTTGCAACTAATAACCTATTGAGATTGCAGGCACCAAGCAATGTTGCTGCTCAAATTATTAACGCAGGTTTAGGTAAAACAACTGGAATAACCAATGCGTTAGTATCAGCAAATATTCCTGTTGCTGGTGTAGATAACCCAAAATATGATGTGCCTGTTCAGAAAATTTTAGATGGTATTACCGACCCATCCGCAGTAGGCGCAGTAAGTTCAAAATTTAATGTTGGTGTAAAACTTGATCATTTAGGTCAATTAACAGACCTTAATCATATGGCTCCTACTCTTGCAACAACTGGACCAAGCAAGAATTTTAATGACCTTGGACAACATTTAATTAGTCTTGGTGTTACACGAGCAGATACGTTTACTGATGTTGGCAATGCCCTAAGCAAAATGGATGCTGGTATCGATCTTAACCACCTTAGTCAAATGAGCACACCAATGTACCCAGGCGCAACTGATAAACTTGCACAGACGTTTGGATTTGGTGGCGGTTCAATTGGTGAAATAACAATGGCAGATTTTTTAGGAACTGCTGCTGGTTACGTGCATACCGATACAATACCTGCTATTGTAAATGCTAATAATCTAATAGCAGCACGTCCAGAAGGGCAAGTTTTACAAGCACAGATTGCTGTATTAGGTCAACTTATAAACGGTGCACTAACTATACCTGGCACAAAAGGTGTTTCAAACGTTCCCGACCAACCAGATATTATTATCATGAATGGTACAACTTATTATACACTAGATGATGCTGTCATTGCACAAGTTTCTGCTATTGAATCACAACTTACAGTTATCAAAAATATCAGCGACCCAACTATTCAAGCAGCCATACGAGCAAGTGAAGAAGCGCATGCTGCAAGTTGCGCACAAATTTTAAAAGAAAACCATATGGTTAAGACATACAATATGGATTTATTTCAACCACTCCCAAGCAATCCTATTAATGCCTATGTATTTGCAGATGGATTACCTTACTATGGACAGCAAACTGGTTATGGTCAGATTGGTGAATACTTAGAGAAAGTAGCAAGTGACAATATCTATGGCGATGCTATCAAGGGAGCAATGCGCATGGGACGTAATGCTGCTGCACTTGGCGATCTTGGTGTAAACATAGAACGATTTAAACTTCCGCATAGCCAATACTATCGTGATCCTACATCATTTTATCTTTCCGCATACACTGGAAGTTTACCTATTAATCCAGAATTTCTTGTAGATCAGGTAGTTCCACAAAATCCAGAAGAACTGTATGTTGAAATACGTAATCAAACGCTTCTGGACAATGGCTATGACCCAACTGTATTATTACCAGCACAGTCAGATGAAACTTACTATGATTTGTTATGGAAAAATACAAACTCAGCAGTGTTAGAAAGCATTGGTCTTTCACTATTAGAAGAAGCAGTTAATCGAAATATTTTAGTAATTGGCAACAAATGCTATGTTACTGGACTTGATCGTAGTCAAAATTTATTTGCAACTATGGACCAGAATGGATTAATGTTACATAATAATGAGATGTTTGTTGGTACTATGTTAAGCATATTAAACAAGATGCTATATGGTAGTATTGGTACCACCAAGTATGATACTCCATTTTTTACAGACCAAATGATTTATGGTATGTTAGAAATGTTAGGACAAATCACACCTTACAACGTTGATGCATTAAAGCAAACCCTGTTAGGAAGTATTGCACTAAGTGGATTCTTGGATAAACTTCGTACATTCTTTACAACTGTTCTTAATACTGAAAACACAGGTATGGACCGTAACAGAGTTAATGCATGGGGTAGTAGTGGTTCTAACGCAGAATACACCCGTAAGTAAATGAAAGCCAACGTAGAAAAAATCTGGCATTTTACTTGTGAAGTATGCAAAATGTGGTTTAGTATCGCCGTAATGGACGATTGGAAGCCTAAAAAACTATATTGCCCACATTGTGGCAAGCAACAGCAAATAACCCTTGACATAACTCCCAAATAATGCTATAAATAATATACTATCGTTGATAGCAATTAATAGGCGGGCAAGACGAGGCTTCGACTGCCTCCTG